GATCGTAATCAAGTGGGCCTAGTTTAGGTTGCTTAAATGAGGAAAAGATTGTAATATAAAGTATGGCTTGGAAAAAATACTTCAAAGACGCTAACCTCTCTCCCATATCAGGCGAGAAGGTGCCCAACTTCGCCAAGAGGAACTACAGTTCTTACTTGCCGGACGTGTACACCGGACACCCCAACAGGATACAGAGGTACTTCCAGTATGACCAGATGGATTCGGACTCGGAGATCAACGCGGCGTTAGACATACTTGCGGAATTCTCCACACAACAGAACACCGAGAACGAAACACCGTTTGACATAGTGTTCAAAGACGAGACAACAGAACACGAAGTGAAACTTCTCAAGAAGGCCCTACAGCAATGGACCAAGGCCAATAAGTTTAGCAAACGAATATTTAGAATTTTTAGAAATGCGTTGAAGTACGGAGACTGCTTCTTCGTGAGGGATCCGGAGACCATGAAGTGGTTGTACATCGACAACGCCAAGGTGGACAGGATTGTGGTGAACGAGTCTGAAGGCAAGAAACCTGAACAGTATGTCATAAGAGACATCAACCCCAACCTACAGAGACTATCAGCAACACAGATCACACCCAACCAAACCTATGGTGGAGGTGGAACCACAGGTGGTGGCACGGCCGCATATGGATCGAGCTACGCCAACGCAGGGGCAACTCAAAACATGAGTGGATTCGCAGGTGGAATGTCAGGTGGTAGGTTCTACAAGACCATGAACGCCTACAACATCAACGCCGAACATGTGATACACATGAGCATGAGTGACGGGTTGGACAACTTATTCCCGTTCGGGCAGTCAGTTCTTGAACAAGTGTTCAAGGTCTACAAACAGAAAGAATTATTGGAAGATGCCATAATCATCTATAGGGTACAGAGAGCACCTGAGAGAAGAGTGTTCTACATCGACGTGGGTAACATGCCAACACACTTGGCAATGCAGTTCGTTGAGAGAGTCAAGAACGAGATCAACCAAAGAAGGATACCAAGCGCATCGGGTGGAGCCAACTTCATCGACGCAACGTACAATCCAATGAGTATCAACGAGGACTACTTCTTCCCACAGACGGCGGAAGGTAGGGGATCTAAAGTGGACACACTGCCGGGTGGTACGAACCTGGGTGAGATCGACGACCTGAGATATTTCACAAACAAACTGTTCCGAGGATTGAGGATCCCAAGTTCTTACTTGCCTACAGGAGCGGAAGACGGACAACAGCAGTACAACGACGGTAGGGTGGGCACAGCCTACATACAGGAACTGAGATTCAACAAGTATTGTGCCAGACTACAATCCGTGTTGGCCGGAACGTTCGACGAGGAATTCAAACTGTGGATCAAATCAAAAGGCTACAACATCGACAACAGCATGTTCGAGTTGAAACTGAATCCACCACAGAACTTCGCACAGTACAGACAGACGGAGATGGACCAAGCGAGAGTAGGTACATTCACACAGGTGGCGGAACTGCCATACATGAGCAAGAGATTCGCACTCAAGAGATATCTGGGTCTGACCGAGGAAGAGATGGCTAGGAACGCCGAGCTTTGGGCGGAAGAGAACAACGTGCCACAGAAGAAACAGACCAAGTCGAACCAATTACGTAGCGCGGGTATCTCACAATCAGACATCAGTGCTGACCTAGACCAGTTCGAGGAACCGACTGCGGAGCCGGAAGCACCACAACCGGGTGGAGCACAACCAGGACAGCCAGGGCAGACACCAGGCGGCGGCGCGACCACACCGGGCGGAACAGGCGGCGGAGGCACCGTTTAAGGTTAAATACGCAAAATGAAACTATTTGAATTCTTCACATATGGCGCAGACGGGTTTGAGCAGGACAAGACCTACGAACCCGAGAACGACATCTCTATTTTAGATTCAGAAGACACGAGAAAAACAAGATTATCCTTAAAAGATATCAACTCTATGAGACTGGCGTCAGAGGCACACGACGCACAGCAGAAGGAAGAAGCGGTATTCGTCCAAAAGATGTACGGACAACCCGCAGGCACAGATAACTTAGAGTTATAATGTCATCAATAGCATTTGTACTAGGCAACGGTGAGTCCCGTAGGGGCATCGAAATCAACGATCTCATGGAAAAAGGCACAGTGTTCGCCTGCAACGCCGTTTACAGGACCCACAGACCACACTTCCTGATAGCGGTTGATCCCAAGATGGTACTGGAGATCGCCGAAACTGACTACATGTTACATAATAAAGTGTGGAGCAATTTCAATGCACAGTACAACAAGAATCCCAAGATACTGGATCACTGCAACTGGTTCAAGCCCAGCCTGGGTTGGAGCTCAGGACCAACAGCACTGAGGATGGCTTGTGAGCACGGATTCAAAGAGATCTACATACTGGGTTTTGATTACCAAGGACACGGGGACGGCAAGCGATTCAAACTGAACAACATGTTTGGTGATAGCCGGAACTACAAGAAACGCAATGAAGAGGCAACATTCTACGGTAACTGGATGAACCAGACCAAACGTTGCCTACAGGACTTCAAGGACGTGCAATTCCATCGTGTGATACCCAAGGGATGGTTCCAACCCAAGGATCTGGAGTGGAACGGCAACATAGACCACCCCACCACAGAGGAATTCCTGTCCAAATTCGACCTACAGATCAAGATCTAATAAAAAATCACCGTTTTGAGCCTGTTTCTGCCACCGTTTTAGCGCCTTTGTAGTAAATACAAACACTTATAAGTACAAATCGCTTAAAAACAAAGGAGCACGTGTAAAATGTCAACTAATAAATTTGAATCGTTATTAGAATTACTAATCAACGAAGAAAACGAAAAGGCAGAAGCCCTTTTCCACGAAATCGTAGTAGAAAAGTCTAGAGACATCTACGAGAACCTAGCAGACGAAGAAGTGACTGCTGAGGCCAAAGAAGAATCAAAAGACGAAGAAGTTAAAGAGACTGAGGAGTCTAAAGCAGACGACAAAGTTGAAGAAACTTCAGAAGAGTCTAAAGACGAGCAAGTAGACGAAGTTGTAGAGATCGAAGACGAAGCAACTGAGTCAGAAACAACTGAAGAAGAATCAATCGAAGAAGTAGGCGGTGACGCCACTGACGAATTGGTCAAAGACATATCTGCCGAAGAAGAAGGCGAGATGGATGCTGACAACGGCGAAGAGATGCCAGCAGACGACAACGGCGAAGAAGATATGGAAGACAGAGTTGTGGACTTGGAAGACGCTTTAGATGAACTAAAAGCAGAATTCGAAGCAATGATGGGCAAAAAAGATGACTCAGACATGGACAACATGGACATGGATAAGGAAGAATCTTTAGAGCCTACTCCAGAAGTTGAAATGGAAGCGAAGGAAGAGACCAAGGAAACTGTAAAAGAATACAAAAATCCTAAGTCAGCCGACAACGCAGACCATTCAGACAAGTCAGCGAAATCACCAGTTAAAGATGCTGGAAACAAGATGCCAAAAGGTGGTGACAATATCGCCAAAGGATCTGCAGAAGAAAAAGGCAGACCGGCACCTACAGCACAGAAGATGGGCGAGTTCGCGAACACTCCAGGTAAAGACAAGGCACCTGCCATGAAAGCAGAGAAGGCCAACACCGCGGATGGTTCAGACAAATCAGCTAAATCACCAGTTGCTTCTAAGTAATTGTTGATTTAACTAGGGAGATCATTGGATGTCATCACTATACCTAAGGGAAAATCTAACTTTTGATCAGGCCAGGGTACAGGTCTTACACGAGGGAAAAGACGGTAAGGATTTGTACATGAAAGGCATCTGTATCCAAGGTGGGATCAAGAACGCTAATCAGAGGATCTATCCAGTTTCTGAGATCGCCAAAGCGACCAAGACACTGAATGACCAGATCAGCTCGGGATATTCCGTACTAGGTGAAGTGGATCACCCAGATGATTTAAAGATTAATTTGGACCGTGTGTCTCACATGATCACTGAGATGTGGATGGACGGACCAAATGGATACGGCAAGATG